GAGGGTCGGCGGCGGGTACTGGGGCGGATCGGGAGGTGGCTACTCAGAAGCAAATACCATGGGTGGCGGTGGCGGCGGCAGTAGCTATATCAGTCCTGCTTATATAATTAACGGAGTCGGTATTCAAGGATATCTTAACGTACCTGGGGGCATCAGCGCCACTGGATACACCGGAACATACGGCTATGGTGGTGCCGCCAGCGGCAATGGCAATAACGGATATGTGGTGATTGTTAACAACGGCGTTACAACCGCATATACCTATACCGGTAGTAACATAACAATAACAATATAACATGGCCACACTTAAAAATACTACAATCAATGACACAGGATTTCTTACAGTGCCGACTGGAACAACAGCAGCCAGACCCGATAGCCCAGTCAACGGTCAAGTTAGATATAATACTGATTCTCAAGTATTAGAAAACTACGCCAACTCCGTTTGGGTAACACCGCCGGTTACTTCAGGACTAGAGTTATATCTTGATGCCGGCGATAAAAACTCATATTCAAATTTTGGCACAACGCTTAGAGATATTACAGGAATTGGACGAAATGGATTACTGATAGCCAGTCCGACCTACTCATCTTCTAACTCTGGAACATTGACTTATAATGGATCAACTCAATATACACAGGTTAATGGCCTAGGATCGTCGGTTTCTTTTACAGTGCAGATGTTTTTAAAGGTATTGGCCAATGCTGGCACCTATAGAGGATTTGCTGGAGGTAACGACGGTTCCAATAACGACTATATAGTAGGATTTAACATTGACATGAGTGCTCCGTCTAGCGCATCGGTTACCTATATAGCTGTTGAAGGCGCCGGCATTACCGCAACAAATTTTTTAAATAATCCTGCATCGATAGCATTTGGAACCTGGTTTAATCTTTGTGTAGTGGTGTCAAACACCACGGTTACTATGTATATCAACGCCGTTCAAAACTTACAAAATAATAGAAGTTCTGCTGCAACGGTAAATTTTAATTATATGACCTACGCAGCCCGCCCGGTGACTGGAACTAGCAGTGGAGCCACGTACACATCAAATATAACTCTTGGCAATGCACTTTTTTATAAGTCGGCATTAACTCAGGCACAGGTTTATCAAAATTATAATGCGTTTAGATCAAGGTATAGTTTGTAATCATGGCCACACTTAAAAATACTACCATCACTGGAACTTTTCAACTGCCTGCAGGCACAACTGCCCAACGGCCAGGAGTTCCGGTTAAGGGCATGATGCGTTATAATTCTACATATGGAGTAAACGAAGTATACAACGGCAGTGTCTGGTGGGATATGACTTATAATGTTGCTTCTGATATTGGACTTGGCGCCACAACACCTGCCGTATCGGGCACACAATTATTACAATGCCGGTCAACCTATGCCACTGGTAATTATTATATTCAACCTCCAGGTCAACCCTGCTATCAGGTCTATGTAGACATGACCAATCAAGGAGGTGGCTGGGTGCTGGTTGCTCGAGGTCAACAAGGTGCCAGCAACGGTATAGCATGGTGGAATGATGCAGGCGCTGGCAGTTACTCTACAGCATTAATAGCCGCCAATCTTTCTAGTACCACGGTTGCTTATATGCCCACCTATTGGGTTCGCGCCTTGGTAGGTGGCGACACCTGGAATAACATGGGCGGTATGATTTGTAATCGTACGTTATTAGGAGACAGTTTCTATTTTCGAACAACTACCAGTCAATTTCGTTGGAGTAGTTTTGGCGGAGCAACAGATACACAACCTGGACAAACAATAACTATGACCTATGGGCGTTATACCGGGCAATGGTTAGCTAGCACAAATAGTTATAATTTTACCAATCAATATTGGACAGATACCCTAAGTGCTGGTGCTCCTGTGGCCAACGATGCAACTCGTTTGTTTACTTGGTCGTGGTCTGGGCACAGTGCAGGCGGAGTTCAATATTCTGGATGGAGTGCTGGTGCTAGTGTTACAACTCCTGGATTCACGGCTGGAGCAGAAGGCCATGCTATACAACAAGTAAATGTTTTTGTTAAATAACTCTTATGTACGAACCAAATATAGATCCGACCACCGGTACAGAAATTTCAAATACTATACGTAGAATTTCAGATGGACTGATTATTACGTTTGATATTACTACACCAGAATATCAAGAATACCTTACGCAGTACTACCCTCAATTGCCCGAAGAGCATACAGTGCTTTAACACACAAACACACAAACAATATCCTATTGAGATTTTATTGGTTATTGTGACGTTTATAACGTCTGTTCAATCTGACGAATCTTTTGCTGCACAGCATCTAGATTCACAGTGTTCCACAATCCAGGATGTAGCGGCCTAGGCCAACGTCCTGTGCCAATCCAGGCATAGCCCACATGCTCATGATTTAGTTCAGGCACAAACTCCTGTTCCACACGACACCAAAAGGTGTGATATTCAAACGCTGAATCCGGTGATGTGAATTTTTCAATGGGAATCAATTGCTTGTACTCGGGCATGGCACCCAGTTCTTCCGAACACTCTCGTTCCACTGCTGCAATCAAGGTTTCACCGTATTCCACCTTGCCACCTGCCAGCCCCCAGGTGTCAGGATACTTGGGATCGTTGCGCAGTAGATACAGATATCTATGTGTGGCAGGACAAAAAAACCATACCCCCACTGCCTTCACAATATGAGGTTCCATGCTCCCCCTGCGTACAAGCCGTCAATGCTCTTGACCCATTTTACGTTGTCCCAGTAGTACTGGATACCTGTGGTCAAGTTGACCACGTACTGAGCACCAACATCGTTTTGACTGTCAAATGCTATGATCCATCTTGCACCATTGTATTCCACAATATCGCCGCTGCGGGCAATCAAGGGCTGAGCACCGGATCCACTCCAGGCAGTGGGATTGGTGCCCACGTTGGCAGCACTGCCAGTGCTTTCGGTCAGCAGGTATCGTTGACCTGTTGCCGCAGCAGGCAAGCCATCTCCAGGAGCAGCGGTTAGTGGATTCACCACAGAGTTCACAGGATCCAGAGTGTTTTGTGGTGCAGTGTCAGGATCAATGTTGAAGATCAACAATCGATCATCTGCAGGATTCACAGCAACAGTGCCCACAATACTGGAATCAGGCGCCCAGGGATTGTCTAAAGTGATGTAACTGATACCAGGTCTAAGAACTCCATACGCACTGACCACTGCTGGCCATGTGATTTGTGGATTTTCCACTAGAGGAAATGTAAACGATGCCAGGCTCAGTCGATCAGGATTAACAACCTGAGCAGGCTGCAACACCTGTAGTTGTCCATCCAACAGCAGCACTTGATAACTATAAGGAGTTACCTTGACTCTGGTGCCCAGCAACAGGTCGTTGTCCAGCAGGGCATTGTTGGCATCGCCGTTGGCATCAAAAATAGACGCAATCACACGTTCCACCACACCCAGTTTTTTCACCTTGGCCGGACTTGATATCCAGATTGGCAGACTAAAAGTCAGAGTCATGTTGTCTATGGGATTTTCTGTGCCCACAGGAATCGTTCTTGAACTCCAGTTCACACGCTCAAGATCACATGTGGTAAGACTGGTCCAGTCAATATAGTTGTCTGTGGCCTGTATTTCCAGGGAAGGATTGAACAAGGTGGCAATTTGTTCAAACAACTGCATCTTTTGATTGGTGTTGGTGGTCCATATATCCAGATTGATTGTCAACTTGTAGGGCACCGGCATCAGGCGTTCAATTTGAAATGCATTGCCCTGTGTGGTTTCATAAGTTTCTGTGCCAGGATCATATGATCTCTGACGAACCATCATTTTGTTCACATGATAGGGTTCTTGCATTCTGGGACGATCATAGTCCAAACCTGTGATGTGAAAAGTCATCAAGGGAGAAGATGGCAGCGAGTTAGCAGAGTTCTGTTGTATAATTGTCTGTGCCTGCCGACTGGCATCACCGTAACGTATGGGCACACGCACCAGGTCCTTGATACCTTGTTCGTCACGCCCGTACTCAACTTCAAACAAGCTGAACATGCGGGTGAATTGCAACAGATATCTACGTATCTGTTCGTCGAAAAAAAACTGTTGACTCATTGAGTTGTACCTGGTTAACTAGACTTCTGATATGGCTGTGTGCCTGGATAAGGATTTGCAGTTTTATTGCCGCCATCGTCACCGTTGACAGCATCGGGTATCAGAGCCTGACTCAGACTCTGACGACTAGGTATGTTGCCAAGATCAGTGGAGTTCACAGTGTATGTATTGTTAACAAAGCCTGACCGCAAGGTATTGTTGTTGGCACCTGGTGTGAGATTGGTGCGTACATCACTTTCAATCTTGATCCAGCTGGTGCCGTTGAATCTAAACAAGCGATTGGGGAAATAATCCAGACGCAGAGCAAATTGTCCAGCAACTGGTGCGGACGGAAAATTAACGCCAGCAGTCACAGGCAATCCGTTGGGTGCTTTGCCGTCACCAGTCAAGTAACCAGCAGTGTAGCCATCTCCGGTTGGAGTGTTGCCATCGTTGGCCACAGTGCGGCTGGCATCTGTGATGGTGTAATCTGCGGTATAGGTTGCTGACTCAGGGTTGGCAGGTGTGCCATCTGAATTTGTT